CAAAGGCTTATCGTGCGCTGTAGCCATCCCGTACTTTAAATATACAACATTCTTGCAACTAGGATTCACGAGAACGACTGGAAGCTTGCTTATAGCCATATCCTCAGATGAAGCGACATTTTTAAGAATCTGAGGGTGATTCGGAAAACGCTTTGGGAACTCGATCAAGAGTTGATCCTTAGACGCTGCGTCTCGTCCTAAAACTTGATGATAAATCAAATCCGAGATCTTAAAAATAAAACCGTCGGGCATAGAAGAACTAGTAAGCTTCACATGAGAGTTTTTCTCAAGATATGGAACCAAATGGGCGACGGTGAGTCCAATTCTTCCAGTTAGAATCACAATCTTCAAGGATAGAAGAAAATTCTCACCATCACCAACTGCAATCTGGTAGACATTATTGCGCACCTTTTCCGAGACCTCATGGGCGCCTTGATCACTCCGAAATTCAGCTTCGACAGTGATTTTCTTTCTACGCAAGGTCTTCGGATCTCCTGAGGTCGTGAGCTGAACTCGCATAACACGCTTTTTAGTGCGCGGGTCCCCAGAAGCGGATAGCTCTTCAGAGACATACTCACCCAATCGACTTTCCTTGAGGCAATCCATTTGTTCTTCCGAAAAGAAACTAGAAATGGGTTTCGCATCCACACTTTCAGTTGATAACACGTCACGTCGAGAAAAGACAATAGTTTGTTGCGCCTCATCAAAGAGAGCCTCAATCGTAGGGGCACACGTACCACAGATGGGGAGATCCTTCATACTTGCAGCAACGTCTTGGATGACATGAGTGTGCTCAAAAAGCTTTGAACACTTGAGACACTCATGAGAATGTTTCACGCGCTGCGCGGAAATTTCCAGTTGTGAGTGCATCATATCCACTTTGTCAATCCTTCCAGATCCATACCAACGGCTAACGCCATATAAAAGAAGTGGAACAATGGCAGCAGCAGCACAAAGTAAAGGGTGCTCTTTAACAATAGCACGCACTTTGTCCAACCACTGAAGAGCTGTAGTGGCGAAAGTTTGTGCGCTCATTTTAAGAGATGTGAGTAAGGCGGAAGTTTTAGTCGGGACTATGACTGCAACAAGCGGCGCAACATTAACAGCTGTAACGACACTCCGACGAGCTGCGGAAACCAATTCGAAGGAGGAAAAAGCATGCCATATGATGGAAGTGTGATCACTCAAAATTGTTCTCCAAAGGGGAACATTGTTTTCTTGAACTAGAAAACCACGGTGAGCATAAACATCATTAGCGAAACGGGTCGGAAAGACGCAACGCAAATTCTCAATCTCACTCGCAATAGAGGCAATCTGTTGCGAAGAGAGTGAGAGCAACTCAGCCCTGCTTTTCAAACGAATCGTATTGCGATCAAAATTGGTTTGTGAAAACTCAACAGGATCGACCTGAGGTTGCTTCCAAAAATTTGAAATAAACGTTGGGAGCCGAGGAATGCCAATCTGGGTAACAGGTAATTGAGGCGCAGTCGAGGGTTGGGCTTCTCGCGTCTGGAGCGCATCACCGATAGGCGGAGAAACAGCAAGTTTTGCAAGAAATTCATGCATTTCTGCCGTTCTCCGGAACTTTTCGGTGTATTTTTCAGTAGCAAGAGCAATAAACTGGCGGTACGAAATCCATGTTTGCCCATCAACCTTGATAACGTCTCCAGACAAGGGATCCTCAAGTCGAATCGCATAAACATTTTGGTGCATATGTGTTCCAAACTCATTGTACACTTTAGCAGGATCAAGAAATTGTTGATTAATTCCAATTCGCCCCCCTTTGGTAGAACAATATTTTGAGAGAGCGCGAACCGTTACGTTCAAATCTACACGACGTTTAAGTGCAACCACATCCGTGATGGACTGAGGGCAATAAGAATGAATAGGCGTATTAGATGTGCAAATAACGACTTTCGAATTGAAACATGTGGCGCCCTTATCAGAAAGCTCCGCCATATGCAGAGGCAACTTGGTGAGATTTCCAGTCCGAATAATTTCCATGATCTCAAGGTTGGGGTTAGCAGGCGTATCAATCATCTGGAAAATATCATCAAAAAGACAAATCCGCTGATTTTTATATCCGTCCCAGTACTCGGTCTCCACAGTTCGAGTGTAGATTTCTTGAGTAACATCAGGAGTACCCTTAACGTCACGAGGAATTCCATCGATCTTAAGCAATTCTGTGGCCAAGCAGTACATGAGGCCAGACTTTCCTTGACCGGACTCACCAGACATATAGATAACAAGAGGCTCGTGTCGAGGACCACTTGTAAACGCACTTGATGATCCTGCCTTTTCATAATACTTCCGCAAGGCCTGCCAATGAACATTAAAAGGTTGCATAATGTGACGATCAAGCTTGAGGGCTGCGGCCTGTTGATTAAATTGAAACCCTTGACGATAGAGCTCTTGAACGCGAGCACACAAGGCTGGTTCACGATCAAGGCGATCATACGTCCCAAGCTCTATGAGTTGTTGAACCTCGATAAACCATTGTTGAATCCCGGTCATGAAAACTTCGAGTTCGGAAATCTCAGTCGGAACGCCATATTTGATGTGGAAAATGTTGGAAACAACTTTACCGACAACTTTCCCAATGCCGTCAAATGCCATAGAAGCCCCACGAACAGCTTGACCAAGGCTAGTAACTGATTTCATCATTGACGAGATCTCGCTCTCCTTAGGCAAACGGGCAAGAATAACTGAGCCAAAGCATACAGCAACAACAGTAACAAGACTCGTCAAGAGGTCAACCCCAGCTTGGGCACGCGGCATATGAGAAATGAGTGCAAACAAAGCAGATGTGTGATTCTTGATACACTCCCACGCACTAAACGCCAAAGCAGAAGTGACGTTAAAGGAGCACAACAAGTCAACAAACAGCGCAAAAAGTGCCTTAGGATCAGATAAACCAATACGAAGGGCAACAAAAATTTTGCAGCACATAGAGATGCATTTTTGAATGAGTGATTGGGCAACAATCCCAAGACCCTGAAGCATTCCCTGGCATGCTGTAATCATTTCCTCCATTCCATCAATCCTGTGATTAACACCAACGTTAAACAAAGCTTGAGCTTTGGCAATACTAAGAGGACGAAGCCGCGTAAGCAAAGAATTATAGTCTTTATCGCGAACATTAAGCTTAACATTAAAAATACCATCAGCAGTTCGAATTGTACACGTGGTAAGTCTCCCTTCCGTAGATGTAAAAAGAGGAATAGTCTTAATGCCATAGTGTCTAACGACATTAAGAAACTTGGAGTTTTTAGCAGCATAATTAGATTCAAGAACAAGTTGCTTGAGTATAAAACGCCTAAGGGTGTTATTTCGCGTTTTATCGACAAGCTGGGTAACTTGCATGTGTTCGAATCGAGTGGCAATCTGAGCTCGAATTGGATTCAGAAAAACCAAAGGGTCAATGTCTTTCTTACTCTGTCCGTGTGCACACCAAACATGAGCGCAAAAAGACTCAAGAGTCTTAAAGCGAATATCTCGGCACAAGAATTCCTTACACACATGGGGGAAAAGCCAAGTGCAACTCTGAAGATGAGAACTTGCTTCTTTCCACTGAATTTTCATTCCACATAGACATTCAACTTTCGCAGAACAACGAGTATTAGCTAAATGTTGGATCCGTGCTTTGACAGATTTGTGAGATTTGTCGCACAGCGTGCAAACATGTGAAATGGTAACCATGCGATCAAGGATCGCAGAATGCAGGGGGATTTTTGACCTTGCCTGAGGAGACGATATTTGACGTCCCTCAACACACAGGTGCTGTTTTACGGAAAAAGTAAATTGTGACATAACGGCAACCGCATATTTCCCGATTTGGAGTCGATTTCAAAATCACGTACACAAGAACTCTAAAGCCATTAGAGGTTGTATCAAAATTCATCTAATCCAGGGAATTTATAAGCCCACACCGCATATGCGAAACAATGTAGGACTATCTTAACGCTCAATTGTTACCCACTGGATTTCTGGTGCTTCCATATAATCCAACGCTGAGAGAACTGTGGGAATGAATAAGTTCATTACACTCTTGGCAGGTCCTTCTAAGAACTTCATTTACACGCACGATCAGCATTTAAGTATGACCAGCAGAAATATAGCCAATATTTGCGAGATCAAAAAGAAAGGAAAGAAGTCCTAGTCTAAGTAGTATTTACTTCAAAGAGGAAGTCCAACCACAAAAGTGGGCGAGCCAACTACACAGGTGTTGCCAAAGAATATGAGACAACATCTGAGTAGGTAAAGAAATAAATTCCGTATGCAAAGTTATG